CTTCTTGCTTCTTTGATAAAATTATTAACATTAAGGTTAGGAGAAAGGGTAACTCCCTCCAAACCAGGAGCGTACATCGCTTTCAACTTTTTGTAAAACTCTTGTAAGAAAAGAGCACTTACATTTGTTACAGTTGCCCCAGAAGAATGTGCAGCTGCTTGGGTTTGCTTCCAAGTTACTGAAGTTTCCGAATATTTGTCAATTCCACTAAATCCTCTAGTACATCCAATGAAAGATGTACTATTTTTTTCGGTATATGTAATAATCTCTTGGTCAATTTTTAAAAGACCAAAACGAGCAGGATATCCATCAGTATTTGTGACATTAATCGTGTCTGCAGAACTAGAAATGTCTGCAGTCAAAGATGTAGTGCCTCTGATTACATCCGTGGTTAAATTATCTAATTTTATGTACGCATCGATATTCTCAGCGATATCAGAGGGTCCACCTTGATAATCCTGAGAGATGTAGTATTGTTTTAAGAACTCAAGAAACGCAGGATTCTCTGAAACTGCAAATTCAGGTACAGTTTCACTGACTACTTGATAAGTCTTGATTCTGGGACTTAAAGGCGAATTTGTCTCGATCATCCTACTGTCTAATTAGCGATCCTTTGGAGTAGCTAGAAGTGACTTGATATCCAATGCCAGAAATTTGCTGACCAGAGGAAATCGTATCTCTCACGATATTTATCTGAGAGTTTGAGAGGTCTAGACTCAAGTAAAGATCTTTGAGTCCAACAACATCATTGGATTCTGGGAATACTTGAACCTCAACGGTGTCATTACCTTTAACAGTAGATGTAATTTGAACTGCATTGATGAGAATTTCGCCTTTAGTGTAATCTACTGTTCCTGCTGACTTAATTACAACCTCCGAGTCACCACCTTCTACAATTGCTGGTTTAAAGATAGCAATATCACCAAATAAACCATCATCTCTAGGAATATCCGTCAAATAAACAATTTCATCGCTTCCCTGAATAGTAAATCCAGTGGATTTGACAGTTCCGCCACCTTCTAGAATGTGGAACTGGTTACCAAAGCACAATTCGTACTGTGCCACTTGATTAATCAGACACTTTAGGTCTCTACGCATCTGAACGCGCATAATGTTCGATGTGATCGAAGTATTTGCACGATCTACGATTCTTTGAGACTCAGAATACTTAAATCTGCCGCCAAATTTATTTAAATTGGTCGATCCGCCATATTCTGTCAATGCTTGAATAACTTGCGATTTTAATTCGTTAGGATCGTCAAAAATGCTGTTATTGTAGTAAACTGAAGTGACCAACTCTACATACAAAATCTTCAGATCCTCAATTCTTTGGTTAATACCAGCAATAGAGTAACTCTTAAGTTTAGTGAGGATGTTCTGCTTGGTAAAGTCAGACAAAAATGTCCCGTTTCTCGGCTTGATGCTTAAAACAACAGTTCCAAACTCGGGAGGATCTAATTCTTCACCACCAACGACAGAAATGGACTCAGTATTGGGATAAATTGACTGAACGATCGCTTCATAATCGCGTGGTGTGACCGCCCTGTTCTGCGCTGAGTACATTCGGGGGGCAAAGTACCTAACGGAGTCAACAGACTCGATATCTGACCCGTTACGGGCGCTCTGAGAGGTCGTAACGGTGGTTAATTCGTAAGGGGAGATGGGTGTACCCGAATCATTTAAGATATTTCCAGAAAATGCAAAGTTTTTACCTTCATTACCATCCTTACCGTCTGTTATAATGTAAGAAATACTAATTGTGTCACCAACTTCTAGTTTTGTACCAAAAAGTCCGTCTCCAAACAGCAATTCATAAGTTTCATTTACTGCTTCTTGGATAAGGTAGACATTTGAGGTGCCTGTCACATTAATAATGTTGTCTACCTTAGCAAAAGAAAGTCCTGCAGACGCACCAGACTTCCTAACAGTAACTCTAAGGGTATCAATATCAACAAAAGAGTTTTCAATTAAAAATCTTTGGTCAGTGCTGCCATTTACAACCCACTGTTTAGTCAAATATGTTCCTTGATAGACAGTTATTCCAGAAAATGTTGCAGTTCTTTTAGGATTCTGTCCAGCAACCTCTCCAGGGTTTAATGGACTCGTTGTAACTATGTCTTCTGGGATCGAAAATACATAACTTGTATTATTTACAGTTCCAACAGCGACTAATCCAGCCTTCAAAGTTACTGTGGTGGAATCTCCTTGGAATTTAAAGTCAAAATCAACGATCGCTTCCGCTGCTTTCCGCGATCTGGGGACATAACCAATGTTTCGTGCCAGAGATACTACATTTTCTCTCAAAGTTGCGGAATCCAAGAAGGATTCGTTGGCAACCATGTTGCTATTGAAGGCAGTAATGTAAGTATTATATGCTAAAGCGTCCAGAAGGATTGACATGTTCGATCCTTCAAAGTCAAAATCAGAAAAATCTGAGTTTGCTCTTAGGTAATCTTTGATCGACTGCTTAATTTGGTCGAAATCTAGGTTAGTATACTTGAAAGATGGCATTTTTTTACCTAGTTGACTCTAAAATAAACTCGAATTGCTGACTATCGAAATTTTCGCCAACAATATCGTAACTAATACTGACTTCGAATGAGTTATCGTCTGGACTTGGGTTGACTTGAACACGAGTGTTTGCTATCCTACCCTCAAAACCAGCTAAAACATCAAGAATTTGCTGAGAAATCACGCCAGCAGAGGCAAAATCAACAAAATCGAAAAGAGAACGAGTCACATCCGTCCCAATGTTGGACGCAAATGGTCGTTCTCCTACGATTGTTTGCACTAAATTTCTAACAGCACGCTTGATCGCCTTCTCATTTTTGAGAACTGGCAGATCTCCTGTGACAGGATGCGCTTTAAAGGACAAATCAATGTCTTTAAAAGCCCGTGAGTTAGTCTCAGGCATGAAATGACACTATATATCGAGATTATTTATAGTCTTTACCGTAACTTGGTTCAGTACCATATTCCCAATCATCATAATCCTCATCATTTCGGATTGATTCATGGAGTAAAGTTTGCCTTTTCAGGTCATGTTTATGGTCACCGACTACTTCTCTCAAGATTTTATCGGATTTTGGGTCTGTAATTAAAAATTCCGTACCGAAATCTTCCCGCATCATGTCACGATTATGATCGGGAACAGGATGATTGGACATTTTGCCCTCCAAAAGTTCGTTTCCAGAACTTTTAAAGGGGTTGCTATCCCTAAAATTATTTAGTCTGCGTGAATACAGCGAGGATCGCACTCATATTGACCGCAATTAGGGCATGCAACCCTTACAAGTGATTGAGTAAAGTCGTCTGGAATGTCTGGATACATGGAATTTAGGTAATCTTGTTGGATTTCTTCCTCTGTTTTCCAGAAATATTCGTCATTATCACCTAGTCTACCCCATCTGACACCATTTTCAACTTGAAAATAGTGTGTACTCACCTTAAAATCAGGGACGAGCGGCGTTTCGGGGGTAATAGAGAGGTCAAAGATCCTTGTTCTATTGTTTGGATAGAGACAAAACTGCCCATTTTCCAGTTCAATGCAATTATGTGACTTGTGTTCGTCAGGAATTTCGCTTACATTTGTATTTGTAGTATCTCCGTCAGGATGAAAGTTGTCTAATGTGAACTTGTATGCCCCTCTAAGGGACCCGAAATTGCGTGTGCATACCTCGAAGTCCATTGAAGTGATAAAGGACTTCTCAAGGCATCTGACGCCATAGTCCATACAGTTCCAAAACTGAAGGTTGGGTAGGTCAAGATCAGGGTTAGGCGTTTCAGGGCGTGACAAGAACGCAGAGATCGGAAGTTTATCGTACATTGCAGCATACTTCGGTAAGTATGTCTCAAAATAAAAAGCGCGTCCAGGGATCGACTTAACCGATACCCAGACGCCCTCTACGAATTCACCAAACCCATCTTGGAAGTCTCTAAGGTATTCTTTACGAACCCAGACTTTCTGCGGCGGAAGATTGATGATTAGTTGACTCATTGTCTTGATTGTAGGTTGGGGGATGAAAATTACAATACTCGTTGAAGGTAATCTTCATTTCCTTATTACTTAGGTTACAATACTCTGCTGCTTTGGGAAGATTCCATTTAGCAGTGAAGAGCATTTCCATTGCTTTGCGAGTTTCAGGTCTCACTTACCTTGACCACGATAACGCTTCTTAGCCGAGTTACGCGCCGACGCGCTCAATTTTGTATTCTTAGATTTACCCTGACGAGTCTTTTTGGGTTTGGACTCAATGATGACTTTATTCGTCAGAGATTGCTTCAGTCTTGCCATGTTCTTTCATCCTATAAGAGATATCGTTAAGGGCAGGAACCCCCGTTTCATAATGATCATACGCGAGTTCCTGCATAATGTCAAAGAATTCGTCTTCACTTACATCGGTGTACTTCTCAGTACCGTTGATATAGATCGTGTAGACTGTCATTATTATATCAGATAACCCGAGTCTTTTCGTGACCAACCCTGATACGGGGATCACACCAAATCTCATATCCTGCTTCGATAGCATCGAGACAGAAACTCACATCCTCTCCGCACATGTCCTGAACATCGCCAGACTCAAAGACTTGCATCTTGGGAGCGAACCAGGGATACTTCATCTCTTTGTTCTCAAAGACGCCGTGCTTGATGAGCACCCATCCGAAACCTGTGTAGTCAACCGTGAAGGGCTTCTTACGCTTGGACATGGTTTCGCCAGTCTCATGGTTCATGACGCCACCGTTGTTACGGAAGTCACCTTCATCCAACCAGTGTGCCACAGAGGTAGTACGACCGTCTTCAGTCATGTACCAACCAGCAGCAATGTCCTTATCCATGAGAACCAGTTGCAGGAACTTCTCAGTGTTAAAGACGATATCCGAGTCGATCCACAGTTGGTAATCGTACTTCAGTTTGCCGTCCCAGGGAATCTGATCGGGTCCGCGAAGGACATTTGCGCCCAGACACTTACAACGAGCAAAGTTCACCATGCTGCTGTAGTCTTGGGAAATTTGAATACTTGCGCCCATTTGAACCAAGTCGAAACTCAGTTGAAGGAACGACTTCATGAATTGATATGAGCAACCACGACCAGGCAGGCAGAATACGATTGCTTTGCCACGAAGCATCTCCCGCGCTGCATCGTAATCCCACTCTTGTTCTTTCGGTTCAGGTGCTTTCGCTTTTACAGTAAATCCTTTAGCCATAATGTGTGTACTAGTACTTCAGCATTCTAACAGTATTATGTAGTAGCGTCAATAGGACGCCTCTTTGAATTGTTCTTTTTTTACTCCGATGATTTGGTGATCCACAAAATCAATCTCATCACTCAGAATTTTCTCTGCAAGAGATTCATTACTGAGACTATGCGCGATGACTTTGTTGTCCTCATCGTAGACATGATAGATGGTGTCATTCATCGTGACATTCCTCCTCTAGGAAAACTCCATCGACATCGAGATTCATGATAATCTCTGTGCCTTCATACCAATCCAGTTCATTACAGAAACTCTCAGGTAGACTTACAACATACTCACTGAAAACTGGGTCGAACCTTATGGCGGTTTTAATTCTGTGAGATTTTTTTTCCATTCTATGAACCTGTGAGTCAATTTTATATATCAAAATATTTTTTTATTCGCTTGATATATCGATCTCGAATTTGGTTCGTTGTAGGTTAGAAGGACCCATCGAATTTAAACCACTGTCTTATAAGAATCAGTGTGATACTCAGTGATACTCAGAGCACTGCATGTAGGTCCCCCTCAGTGTTACTCAGAGTGTCACAGAATGACTGTCAGTTGCTGTTAGTTACCTGCCTGTCATTTGCTGTCCTGTGTGATGCTCTCACATTATAGCATGGGGTCTGGCAGGTGTGCAATGTGTCTCAGTGAGTATCATTGGACCTGTGTGGGATTTCATACTTTTTCGGGGGTGATACTTGACAATCTCAGAGGTTTATAGTACACTCGCTAAGTCAACAACATCTCCGCACATTTACAGAAGACTTAATAACACTCACTGAACACACTTTTTTCAACATTTATCACTCACTGTATAAAACACACAACTATATTTTTTAAGACATTTTTATTGTTTTCTTAACACTCACTCAGAGCACCCTCAGAGACACTCAGAGAGGTGTTATTTGTTGTCTAGGACATACACTTTGTCTTGGTCTTGAGGGTACACCAAGAGGCAACAATAGGTCTCTCCGCGCTTACTATTAGAGGCATACTTCTTGAAACAAATAGTGATGTAATCTTCACTAATGAAGTTCACAAATCCATCCATTCCTTTGTAAGTTACTGATTGTCCTGTAATGAACATGCTGCTGTGAGTTGATAGTCAGTAGAGTCTAATAAGTCTTTGACATGATCAGGCAATTTGCCCTTACTTCCCCAGACATGTTTATACTGAATGATCAGTGCTCTCAGCATACTTAACTGCTGATGAGATAATTCTACTTTTACGATAGTTTCTGAGGGGAGTGTCATTTTCGAGTTCAATGGGATCTGTATAGTATTTGATGATTTCTTCGTATAGAGAATCAGGATGAGAATAGGGCGACTGAGTTACCATGTGGCAAGACATTCAACTTTAGGAAATGACGGGACATCTTCGGGCATAGTGTAATCATCCTCTGTGATTTGTCCATGCTTATTATACCATAGATGCTCAGGAATGTCATCCATAATAGCATCAACTTTGTCGAAATAAATCCAGTCTACTTTTGCCATGGTTAGTTGTCCTCCACAGAAAGAATACGCAGATCGATAACATCGATGTCCTCAGACATTATATCACAAACTAGGCGAACTTCTTTATCACCTGAACCATATACTTTGAAAATGAAACCATCATGAACTTGGCGCTCGATAATGATATTCACATCATGCTCATATTTAGAGATGAATGATGAAACCCGATTGTCGGGGATCTCTACATAAATCTCTGCACATGTTCCCGCGTAGAACACAATACCTTCGGACAGTTTGTCAATAGAAAGACGAGACATTTGATTAGTTAGAGAGAGCAGGAATGAAGCACCAAACATATTCACCATCTTCGGGATCTTGCCCATCGACGACGAACTCTTCATAGAGAGCATTGCATGACTCAATATCATTCAACTCACAAAAGTGTGTGACTCGATTCATATAATGATCAGCAATGAGATCAATGTTACGCTGGTACATTTTGTTGTTCATGATCAGTTAGCGCGAATGATTTGAGCAGCATTGTTGAAAGTGTCAGCAGTGAAATTGCGGGCACCTTCGCTATTCCAGAACAGAATGGCAATGACAATGAGAAGAAGAACTTTCACCTGATTAGCGTAATAGTTTGCGGGACGAGATTTAGTCAGTGCTTTCATCATTGATCAAGCGTAGATGTAACCAGACTCAAACTCACGCTCAACATTGTTATCTTTGAGATACCAAACATGTTGGCGCTGATAGACACCATCGGTCGTGGCATTGCAGAAACGATCGATGAGAGCATTGAGGCGAGATTTAGTGGTGACAGACTGCCAACCACCATCAAAAACTTGCAGGAAGTTATCACCAATCACAGCAATTTTGTTGCCATGAAGACGAACAATAGACTCGCAAGTTTCTTCGTTGAAGTGAACAGAAGTGTTAGCATTTTGCCAGTTGCGGTTGTTAGCAACTGCGTCATTCATTTGCTGTTCGATCTTACGCATGGTTTGAGAGTGTTAGTGAGTGGGGGTCGGTGTCCCTCCCCCTGATGTACATAGTATGGCACCTCTAGGGGGTCTGTGGGGGGTTTGGTGGACAGTTTGACCAACTGGCACACCCC